CTCAGACCTTGGCCTCGTGTAGCTTGGGATGAACGACACGCCGGGCTCGGTCTTCCGATACTTCATGACAAGGTCGTGGCGCCCGTCCTGCGAAGTGACGTGGTATGACGGCGGATCCTCGACGATTGCGTCACGAATTGTGGAGTCGAACCCCCATCGGTTGGACGCGTTTGCTGTCACAAGAACGCGCCAGGGGACACCAAGCGGAGGCATTACGAGCCACGGCTGGCTTCCGGTTAGTTCGACGTACCTGTCGCCATGCCCTCTTGGCACGACGAGCCACGCTCCGGTGATACTCATCCCTGTCGGCGCGGTGGCAGAAACGACGGCAAGCGTGCCGCTCACCGTGCATGTGACGGTCGGAGCCTCGCCATAGAAGCCTCCGAGGTCGATAACGACGGTCCCTCCCCAAGTGCAGGTGAAGCCGTCGGAGGTTGTCGCCGTAAGGAGGACGTCGATTTGGTCGCCGATGTCTGGGAGATAGGAGAACGATGAGTTACTAACGAATATGTCACACCCGTCGTCGGATGACGAACGAGCGAAGCTCTTGTCGAGGCTTTCGACGGTCGCAGAAGCAACCGATGAGTCTGGATACGTCGTGGTGAACGAAAAATGGACTCCGCGCTGCGTCTTGTTCGCAACGACCGAAACTATTTTGAATTCTCTCACGACGGTTGTTGTGAATCCGTACGGTCCGCCAACGGCCGGCTTGGACGTGTCGATTGCACGAACGCCCCATTCGATTTCGGTTCTGTCGATGTTTCCCGTTAGGTCGACAGGAACACCATTTCCGCTAACGGTGAAGACGTCACCTACGACGTTAAACGCCTCCGCCGTCTGCTTTGTCGGGTCAGACCCCCACCCTTCGTTGGAACCGTCGCCGCCCCACGCGGTCCAAGACGACCAGTCGCCTATTGTCATGGACCCATAGGTCCTGTCGCGCCGTCGCCACCTTACCTGGTGCAGGCTAGCCTTGCTTGCCCACGTTGGCCACAACGCTCCCGTGTCGTCTTTCAGCATGATTGGCTTGACCGAGCTCTGTTGAGCCTGCGTTGTCGGCTGTGGAACATCTGGCTCGGAAGACGTGAGCTTCCACTGGGCGTATAGCGTGAGTGCCGCGTTTGACGTGTACGAAGCACCCGGGGAATATGACTTGCCAGACCCGTTGGCGCTTGTGTTCCACCCCTTGAACCCATATGATGCAAGAGTTGGGACGGCCTTTGACAGTGTAAGGGTCGTGCCGTACCACTTGGTCTGGTTCGACGGGAGCCCAGACACTGACCCAGAAGCCCCGGACGGCTTGTTTGCCGAATACTTGACAGAATATGACGGCCTCGCCGGAATTGTCACGACTCTGGTGGCCGTAGACGTTCCGTTTCTTACTCCGGTGCCGTCTCCAGTCATCTGGCAAACGGCCTTGCACGTGATTGACTGTTCTGACGTCGTCTTGTCATACTCATATGAATATGTCTGGACGAGCTTGTTGACGTTTGGGTCCGACCTTGAGTCGAATACGGTGTTCGTCTTCGCCTTGGTGTGGGTCCCGATTTGCGCGTGGCCGTTGCCGTAGTAGTCATAGTACCAAGAATATGCGTGCCAGTAGACGCTAACCGTGATGACCGACTTCGTGTTCGCAGAGCCAGACTTGTCAGCGACCTTAACGTCAATTCCGGCAGCCCAGTGATGGACTGTGTTGCCATATGTGATGGCCATTTTGAACCTCCGAAACTATGCGCCCGGCTGCTCGGGTGACGCCGAGCCGAGATACGGCACCGGAAGGTTTGGGTCGTGCGGGACAGCCTGGACGAAGGCCCATTGCTGATGCGGCGTCGTAGTTGTCGAAGACGTGGCGTCGAAGAACGCCTCGCAGGCGACGCAGCCGTGCGTGTCGTGAAGAGCTTGGTCTGCAAGATAGAGGAGCTGGCCGTCTTCGTTTGCGGATCGCAAAAAGTACGCCGGATAAGAAACGCCGTTAACGAGAAGGCTCCCATCGCCGTCAACGATGACCCACCTCGACGCATCGGCCTGGTCAGGCGACTGATAGTCCCCTGAAACGACGAAGAAACCGCCCCTTCCGTCGCTAAACGTCTGCTCTCTCCCTAGGCCGGCAACATAACCGGAGTCTGCCGTGTGCGACGGAAGGAGGGCGGTGTACCCGCCCTCCGTCGACACGGCGAACACCTGGTCATTCCCTCCGGTGTCCACACCGGTGACAAGAGCAGCCCCCGTTGCCGTGCTAGAGCCCTCGACTCCGAGGAATGCCCCGGTGGCAACGTTGCGGATGGTGTAGAAACCATTGGGAATAGTCATCACATGTCTCCATATCGCTTGAGTGTCATAAGGAAGTCGTATGTTGCGTTTCTGATCTCCGGGACGTCGTTTACGCGCACCCCATTGAGATTGACGTTTATGGTCTGGCCAACCGAGTCAAGAGGCCGTCGGCCAGATATGTTCGACATGCTGTTGAATGCGTATGCCCCTGGGGTGATTCTGGCGGTCATTCCGTATGACCCGCTGCCAATCATTCCGCCTATGGCAGACGCGCCATTTTGAATTTCTGAAAGATCGAGCACGGGCCTGATCGTAGGCTCGAAGTCCATGTCGGCGCTCAGAAGGTCTCCGACGTGCTTGATGGACTCTCGGAGACCATCCATGGCGCCGCCCCCAAGACGAGAGGCCTGACTCTCGACATACGGAACCATCTGACTCATTCCGATGCCGAGGCCCTCGCCTGCGAAGCGGCCGGACTTCATGGTGACCTTTGACGGCGACGCGATTTGCATCGTGCGGTTGATTGTGGCTAGCGCCGATGCGGCGAGATTCCCAGCCATGCGGTTCACGTAGCCGCTCGCGCTAGATATTCCGTTGCCGTATCCAACGCCAGAGTAATATCCGCTGGTGTTAAACGAGGATCGCTTGGAGTCAGTACCAGAGACGCCAGACGATGCAATGCTAGCGCCGCTCGACGACGCGTTACTCAAAGCGGTTTGGCTTCCGAGAGCATTGGTGTAAGCGCTTGCGCTTGCGTCGCCAGTTGACGAAAAATTGGAGTCGAACGACCCGAGAATTCCGACGAGGTCCTCTGGCACCCCAGCAATGGGTAGCTCGGAGGCGTCGACGTTGAACGACGAAATATAAGAGTCGACTGTGCCGTCCGCTGCGCCAGATAGGTCTAGTGTTAGCGTGTCGCTGAGTGACCCGGTGAACGAAGACAGGTCGACGCCGTCAAGAGACAGCCCACTGACAAGCTCATCAACGTATGGGCCGGTGATCTCCGCCCCATCGCCGAGACTCTCTTCAAGGGCGTCGCGAGTCTCTGAGCCGACCGCGCCAGCAGCGTTAACAACAGCTCCTGTGCCATTCTCTACGCCCTGCTGAGCGCCGGCCATGGAAGTCTGCATTGTCTGCTGCAAATCACCCGCAGAAAAGGCCTCGCTAATTGCGCCGCGAGCACTCTCGAGTTGATCGCCGAGAACGTTTCCGAAGCCAGGGATAAGTCTGACTAGCTCCTCTATGGCAAGCAGAACAATCTCAATTATTGCGCTAACAATGTTTGATACGGCGGATATAATTTCGGGGCCGTGCGTTCTGATGCCATTAGCAACAGAATTGACTAGCGTAATTACCGCGGATATCAGAGCGTCGCTAATTGCAGGAATCCAAGTACCGATAGCTTGCAGAAGGGCTATGATGAATGTCCCAACAAAAGCTAAGAATGTCGGAATTAATGTCGGCAAGATACTGAACAAGGTATTCAAACAATTTAAGACAACGCCGATGACGTATGGAAATTCTGTCGTGATGAAGTCTCCAGCGGCGTGTATAACCGAACTAATTGCCGTAAATATCCCAGAAAGGTCAATCGGTGGCGGAGCTTCGAGTTGAGCGAAGCCAGAGAATATGCCGTCAATAAGAGAACTGATTCCTACGCCAAGAACGCCGACGGCACCGATGACCGCGGCGACAACCGGTGCAAGAGCAGCAATGAACGACGTAAGCCCGGATGACACCTCGTTAAGTCCGAGGCCGACCACAAACAAGGAGCCGCCGAACACAGCAAGGGCGACGCTCGCAATGATTATCGATGCCGCAGAAGCAGAAAGAATCTTACTGGAAAGAGCAATAGCACCGGCCATTCCGATCATCGTCGCAGCAACGATGGCCACACCAGCGACAATCGCAAGAAGCCCCTGAATCAGGTTCTCCCTTGACATCGCGCCGAGAGCCTCGATTGCAGGGACGAGGAGATTTATCGCGCCTGCAATAGCGACTATTGCGACCGCGCCTATCAACATTCTGGCAGACGACTTGCTGATTAGTATGAGTGGTACAAGCAATGCTAGCATAGCGGTTGCAAGGCCGCGCATTCCTTGGTCTAGCGCACTAGGGTCGAGCGATCCTAGTTCGTTCATTACTTCGCTAAGTGTCCTTAGACTTTCGGCAATAACAACAATTGCCCCGGCCGTGACAATTACCGCAAGAAGCGAGGACAAAGAAACAGAGAAGCGACTAAGTACAGCAACCGCGGATATAATTGCCAACAGAAGAGCGCCGACCGACACAATACCCTGTTCAACAGATGCATTGTCCATAGCGGCAAATTCCATAACCGTTCCAGACAATACCTTTATGGCGGCTACGATAGCAACTATTGCGAGAAGAGGCCCAAACGAAACCTTCATGCCGTCAAGAAGTCGAACAAACAATCCGACCGAACCGATAATAGCTATCACGCCGATGAGGCCGCGAACAAGATCCTCCCAGCGCATCGCCGATAGCTCCTGAACAGAGTTGTCTATAAGCCTTATAGCTACGACAACGGCGAGTATGGACGCGACGCTCGACATTGACGATTTCATTCCGTCAACGGTTCGAGCAAACAAGCCAAGACTAAGAAGAAGAACACCAACGCCATATAGACCGCGCGTGAGTTCGCCAAGGTCAAGCCCAGACAAATATCTAACACTTCTCGCTAGGATGCCGACGGCAATGCTCAAAGATAGCACTCCGGTCATAGCCCTGCGCGACTTCTTATCCGTTGTGGATAGATTGTTCAACGCCTGCGACATAACAAGCATTAGCAATGACAAACTAGCAGCACTTGAAAGAGCTGTATTCGGATCAATTTCCGACAGAATATCAACGGCATGAGCCATGATAATCAATGCAACGCTTAGCTTAAGTATTTGCGTAATAGAAGACTTCGCCGCGAAAGATATCTCAGACAAACCAGCCATCGCGCCGAGCAAAGCGCCCATAAGAACGACGACACTCGCAATTCCGTTTGCCGCTCCAGACTGATCAAGCTTGGACAATATTGAAACTGCATGGACAAGCATCAAAATTGAGACAGAGATTTTCAAGAGGTCGGTCGTATTAACAGCGTGAGCTATTTCTTCCAACGACTCGGCGATGCTCTCGATCGAGGACGTAAACGTATCAACAGCGCCGCTGAACTGTTCTGCAATATCTCCAACGAATGTGTCGATGATAGTCTTAATCACGTCCACGAGACCGTGACGGGCATTTTCAGGAGCGCCAGCAACCGTATCATTTACAGTATTGACAAGGTTGGTCAAAGCAACGAGCAGTCCCCCACCAGTGATAAGCGCGAGATTGTCCAAAAGCCCACGAAAATCATCGGAAGACAAATACTCAAACATTGTCCTAAAGCCATCACCGATGCCAGGCGCAATAGTCTCGACGAATGCGAACAAGTCGGACACAGCGCCCTTTATTGTGTCGAAAGCCTCGACAACTGTGTCTGCAAACGTTGAGACTTCCTCGCTGTCAGTCTCGCCATCGTTGAAGAGCGAGTTAACCCAGTCAAGGGCGTTTCCGAAAACGTCTCCAACAAAGCCACTTAGCACGTCCAAAGCGTACGAAGCAGCGCCGCCAAGATCGGAAAGAACATCCTTCGCTTTTTCAAACAAACTCGAAAGAGTCGGCAGCTTGTCAATAAGACTATCGAATAGCGACAGATCGATGTGCTTCTGGAAAAACTCTCCAATACTAGAGAAGAAATCGGTGACTGGAGTTCCATCAACGTCGATTCCGAATATCTTGAGAATCGACGCAATGACGGAGTCAATGGCAAGACACAGCTCAGTGAGAAAGGTCTTGAAACGTTTCGACTGAGTCGTACCATCAATGAACATGTTCTTCAAGAACAAAAACTTGTCGTTTGCCTCCATGAAGTACGTAATCAGTCTGCCAAGAGAGTCGGCGGCAGTGAACACGTGCCACGCAAAGTCAGACACACCATCGATGAGCGGTATCAGGCGGTCCAGAACCCTACCGGCTATCGAACGAAGACCCTTAGCAATACTAAATACTCCGCCAAGAGCCCCTTGTAGTCGTGTTGTAAACTCTTCGGACTCGAGAAAACTCCTAAGCGATTTAGCAAAGTTCGAGAACCCGCGGGTAAGTTGCTTTAGCCTTCCTGCTGACTCCTCAATAGTCGGAGACCCGAAGAAATCCTCAAACGCATCCTTCGCAGCGAGCACCGCAGCCTTAATACCATAATATACGTCAGCTATAGCCTGCAAAGCGTCAACGCGTCCGCCACTTCCGACAGCATCAGAGTCGTGCCAAAGCTTCAGTATGGCGTTTCTTGTGTCACCAATGTTGTTGACGATGGATGACAGCTCATCGTTGACTGCCGTCCAGAGCTCCATCGCCTCCTTAAAGTCGCCGACAATATACTGGATAGACTGCGTCCAGCCTGAGCCGAGCGCCTCTTTCAGAGTATCAACAAGCTGCGTAAAGGTTTTAACCTTTGTCGCGGCGTCTTGCGCAAGGAACATCTGCTCGATGTAGCCACGAGCAACGTCCTCGCCGATTTGTCCGGTCTCTGCAAGTGTTTTCGCAAGATCCGCAATTGCTGCGTCCTGATCTTCGGCCGCGTCGATAGCATCGAACTGGGCCTTCACCCAGTCAGCCTCCACGCCGGTTACTCTAGCGAAGTAATCTGCAAGACCAACGTCGGTGAGTTTTGCAAGCGTCTCCAGGAGGACGTCGGAGGTGAGCCACCCCTTCTGCAGGGAGTTCCTGAAGCTGCCCTCCTGCGCGATGAGGTCCTCTACGCTCGCGGTGGTTATACCCGTCGCATCGCTGTAAGACACCATTTGACCGGCAGCGTTCTCGACCTGCCTCCCGGTCTCGATGAATTCGTCGGCTGTCTTCTGCAGGGCGTCCTGGAAGAACTGGCCGCCCATACTCGCATTTTGAACAGAGTTCCAATCCATTAGTCGAACAACGCCGCTCGACAGTGCCTGGGAGAGCTGATACATCGCGTTTGACGCCTGATGCGCATTCGCTCCGGACACAGCGGCCAGGTTAGCAATACCCTGAATTGCCGCAACGGAATCGTCGAGTTCTACACCGGCCGCAGTGAACGTGCCGATATTCCGAGTCATCTCGGTAAAGTTGTAAATGGTCCGGTCTGCATACCGGTTCAACTCGTTGAGCGCTCCGTTGATCGCGTCGAGCTGTTGATCCTCCGTAACGTCGGCGAACTCTTTCTTAGTGTTCGCCATAATCGTCTGGACGGCATTCATCTGGGTCTCGTACTCGGCGAATCCGTCGCGAACCGGATTGATGGTCAACGCAGAGACGAGTGTCTTCCCGAGATCGATGGCGCGGTTTGCAATTCGGTCAAACAGGACCCTCGTAAACTCACCGAGCATGGAAAAGTTCTGTTGAACCTGGTATACGCCATTAGAGATTGGCGAGAAGTTCAGCGAGTCGGCGCTATCCTGGACATTCTTGAACGCCCCGTCCCTAAACTTCAAGCTTTCCTTGAGCTTGTCGAGCGACGATATGGTCGTGCGGACACCAGCCTCAAACCTTTCGTTGTCGAACTCCATCCGGACGACTCGTTCGTCAACACTGCTCATTCCCTAGTGACCTCCTTCCACACTCCGTCGGCTATATCATCGAAAATCGGCCTCATCGCAGGGTTGATGTAGTCGATTCCTCGTACGTATGTCTTGCCGCGTGTTCCGTGCCCATACTGAAGTAGCATGGCAACGCAATAGCCGTTTACAATATTGCTATTTGTCCAAATGATTTCGACTCGTCCGCTGGACATGCTGATGTCATATGACCATGAAGCTGCCGTCTTTCCAGTTTCGACAGGCGTCGCCGCGCTTAAAGCATCAACACCGGCCTGACAAAGACTATCGAGACGCTCGTAAATGTCCCATTGCCGTACACGCATCAAGAATTTATTTGTCTTCTTGAAGTCGCCCTTATGCGATACGATAATCAAGAGCGCCTCCTATTCGGGACAATCTATTTACCGCGCTTTTTACGACGGGCAGCGTTGACCGCTCTGTGATGAGCGGCAAGCTCAGCTTTGCTCTTCTTTTTCTTCGGCTTTGTCTCCTCATAACAAACTCTGATGAGCGTTATAAGGCGGTTAAGATGCCACTTCTCGCACTCAATGGGGATGCCGTAGCTGAACATGTAGAAATACAGGAGCTCCGACGTCATCACCCTCTTTTTGCCGCCGTCGTCCTTTGACTCCGAGAACCAGGTAGCCGTGTGCGGGTCGTCAATGTACGCCTTTATGCGTCCTACACTATCGTCGCTAAGGCACCTGTACACAAGCGGGTCTATGTTCCGGTTCACGGTCATGCACCTGATGTAGTCGAGCGTCTCCTCCGAAGTTAACCCATCGGAGGAGAAGAACGATTTGTGCCACTTCGCCTCCCATTTTGAAACAGAGACGAGAGAGTGCTCGAGAACCAGCGTCGCCGCGTTGACGGAAAGGAACCGTTCCGCTATCGGGTCCCACAACTCGGTTTGAGCGACGTCAATCTCGAGCATGGGAAGTCCTACCTTACGAGTTGATGGCGGCGATGCGTGCCTTCGCCTGCTCCGACGCCCGCTGCATGTCGGCGTCAGAGGACAGCTCCGCAGGAACGCATCCGTTGATGAAGTCGACAAGCTTATCCGGGTTGAACATGAGCTCCATGAAGAACTCGTCGAACGCTGCGCTCTGCGCGAAGTCGTCAGACAGCCTGTGTCCGTCCTTGTCCTTCTTGATGAAGCGTCCGTCGGGCGTCTTCTTTCCGTACGCGTCCAGGATGATGGTCTCGACGAGTTCCATAATGCGGGCCGTGTCGCTCGTGTTGATGATCTCCTGCAGCATAGCCTCAAGGCCGCCAGCAGGGCCGAGAGCAAGCTTCGCAAGCTCGGTCTTCGTCAGATTGAAGTAGAATGTCTCGGTCTTCTCAACGCCGTTGAAATCGGTGTAGGTCTTGGTGAATCCGATCATGCTCTGTCTCCTTTCATGCGAGGAGGGGCCCGGTGAGCGAGCCGAGCCCCTCCTAGTTCATACGCTGAATATCAACTAGTTGCCAGTGGTTCCGCTCATGAGGGCGATGACCTCGGCCGGAAGCGGAAGGCGCGGGCCAGCAGTGGCCGCCTCGTAATATGTCGCATCGGAAGAGAACGAAGTGCCCGTAAACTCAGTGTACGTATAGCTTCCCTCAGCACCGCTACGGGTGTAATACGTCTTACCGCTCTGCTTAGTGGTGTCAGCGGTCTCGACATAAACAATTGCATCAGAGCCGTAAAGAATGGCCTCGAGCGCAGTGAGCTTAGCAGCATCGGCGGTGGTGGAGTTGATGACGAGGTGCGCCGACTGCTTAAAACCGGGCACGGGAACGGGAACAGTCGTGCACTCCCAGCTCAGCTCCTCCGCGTCGGGGGAGTCGTTGACGGTGGAGTGCTCCTTCTCGGACGGGGACGCCATGGCCCCGTAGACGAGGTGAATCTCGTAGCCGTAGTCGTTGCCGCTGACGTCGTTGCCAACAAGGGTGCGCCAACTGAAGCCGAAGCGCTTGCGAGCCTGCTGGCTCGCGGTGACGCCGGTCGCGATGGTCGCTGTGCCGTCGCACACGTCGAACTCGACAGGAGACTGATAGGCGTTGATGGTGAAACCGTACTCCTCAGCGGAGTACAGCGAGCCATACTTGCCGTTGTCCGCCCAGAGAGCGGTCTCCTCGGCGCCGGACGGGGACTCGCTGACACCGGTCAGGCCGTTCCACGCGTAGCCCGCGGGATAAGTCGACGTGGTGGTGTCGATGGGATAGAGGACACCTCTGTCGGTGCCCGTCTTGTAGATCTTGGAACCGATTTCGTCCCAGACGATGGCTGCCATGTGCTACCTCCTCTAGAAGTAGATGTTCAGGATTGTGTGGTAGAGGTTGTCCGAGACGAAGGTGCGCTCCTCTCGGCACAACGGGAAGTGCTTAACCAGCCTCTCGGGGAGGTCACAGTCGGCTTCCCTGGTAATGACCGTCAGCTGGTACTGCCTCATAAAGGCGTATGTCAGATTGTCGGCACTCCGCGAGTAGGGACGGTCGAGCTCGTACACGATACACGGGTACTTAATCTCGACGTTCGTAGGAGGCTGGTAATAGACGTGAAAGGAGGAGCCCGCAACGTTAACGAGCTCCTCCTGCAACTCGAGCCTAGTTCCCATGGTACTCCTCCCCCAACGTGAGGATTAGGCGAGGATACTGGACCTCGACGCTCGTCACCTTCCACTTGGTCCCGAGCCACTCGGCGTAACGGATGGCATGAAAGTTCTGGAGAGCGTAGGGGTCGGACACGATGCTGAGTACATTGTTAGCGACGATGGTGTCGTTAATATCATCGCCGGTCTGCAGCCTACGAGCGTACCTGCTGGCGTCGCCGTAGTACGGTCGCATGACGATTTGCTCGTCCCACACGCCCGGCGAGGTCTCGACTGACCCTTCGGAGAAACCGACGATGCCGTAGTATCGTGCCATGGTCACCTCATTTTGAATCTATCGGCTACTCACCGGTGGAACCATTGGAGCCGGTGGAACTATTGGAGCCGGTGGAGCCAGCGGGATTGTGAGTGGTGTAGCCAAGGTCATACGCCTGGACGAGGGCCTCGGTGATGGTGCCGACGGAGAGCGTGATTGCAGTGGCGTCGTCGTCCTCGACGTGCTCGACGGCAATGGCGGAGAACGGCTTGACGAGAGCGCCAGAGCAGCGGGTCTCGATCAGGTACTTCTGCTTGTTGTAGTCGATGTCGAAGTCGTCGAACATGTTGACCGCGCCACCCTTGTCAGCACCGACGTTGTAGTCGTTAAGGTTGACGATGATACCGTCAAGATGGTGGGTATCGCCGTTGACCTCGCGCGTAAGGCCCTCAAAGACAGGAACGGTGACGATCTTGCTGACGCGGAGCGCGGTCGCGAGCTTGGACTCGGTGTCATAGATGATGCGACCGTTGAGGTCCTCGAGAAGCAGCATGTCGGTGAGCATGTCCTCGGTGGTGAAGAGGACCGGGTTGCCAGAGCCACGGTAATCCTTGCGGGCCTTGACACACGCGCGGATGAAGGCCTTGGCCTTCTGGTCAGTGGTGGCGGTAGCGGGGACGGTCAGGACGGCCTTGATGGTGTAGAGGTCGGCGTCGGTCCAGACGGGACGAATGTTGAGCTCGTCGATCTTGTCCTCGTCAGAAGGCTCGCGACCGTCGGAAACGAGGATCGCGCGGGCGATCTCCTCGTCGAGCATGGTGCGCATCTCGCCCTTGAGCCACGCGACGACGTCGAAGTCGGTAATGTCAATGACGTCATCGCGGTCGATCTTCTGGGTCTTGTAGATGGTCTTCGGGGTCGTGGTTCGACGCAGGAGCGAGAACACCTGCTCCTTCTTGAGGTGACCCTTGATGTAACCCCTCGCGCGGGCCTCGTCCTCGGTGAGGTTGGCCATCATCGACTTGACACGGGAGAACGGAGAGCGGTGGACGCTGCCCATGACGGTGGAAACCCACTCCATCGGGCGGGTAATCCACGACGGCGGGGTGTCGAGGTTCTTGGCCTCGGGGAACAGCCAGTCGATCTGCTCGATGCCGTGCTCAATGACGGCCTCCTTCATAGAGCCGATACGCTTGGCGTCGGAGAAGATCTCAAGCTGCTCGGCGTGGGACAGAACGTCGCCGGTCTGGGTATCGTCCTGGTCGAAGACATTGTGCTTCACGTTATCCTCCTTGGTGGAATCGTTGTCGTTGTCGTTATCGTTGCCCTTGGCTCGCTTATCGCGATCCTGCTCAACAGCGCGGCCAATCATGAAGGTGACAACCTTCTTCTGCTCTTCGGTAAGAGTGTTGAAAATATCACCGATGGTGCGCTTGTCTTCCTTCTTGGCGTCGTCGTTCGGCATGTTCTTCTCCTTCTTAGCGTCATCGTCATCGTCGTCAGCGTGAGCAACCTCAAAGTTCTCGCCGGTGTAGATGACAGCCTCATCGTCGAACATCTCGCCGTGGCGAATAACGGACTCGATCATCGCGCCCGGATTTGCGCCAGCCAGGACGAGAGAGACCTCGCGGATGGCGCCATGAAGAACGTCGCTTCCACGCTGCTTCAGCTTATTGGCATAGATGCTCATCGAGACGACATCGCCATGCGCGACGAGCGACTTTGCGTTGGCGCCTGCCTCTGTGTCGTTGAACGAACCGTAGGCGTAGACGCCCTCATTGCGGTTCTCTAGGAGCACGTGTCCTAGGACGCGATTCGGGTCGTCGTGGTTGTGATTCCATACGAGCGGGACGACAGCGCCGTCGCACTCCTCGAACGCTCCCTGCCGAATGATTCGGCCGTCGGAGCAGCGGATGTCGTTCTTGGTTGCCCATCCGCAAAAGTCATACTTGTTGCCCATCTAGTCTTTTACCTCCCCTGTAGGAACGTCATGTCCGGTCGCGCCGCCAGGCTGGTTCGGCTGGCTGAGGTTCGGGTTGTCGAGAATATCCGCCTTCTCGCTCGAGGACGGCTTCATGCCGATCTTCTGCCTGAGCTCGTTAGAGGACATGATCTCGTTTCGCCTCATCCTGTCTGCGATGTCAGCAAACTTGCTGACGGGGACGAGTCGGAACGGGTCCCTAAAGAACAGGATCGACTGCCTTTGCGAAATGGCTGTCTTGCTTAGGAATTTCCGCTTCATCTCGTCGACGATTGCCGACACGATCGGCTCGATGGTTCTGGTGTAGTAGTTGATCATCGTCTCTTCGTTCGCAGTGCCATCGAGGATGCTCTGCGTGATGCCAAGTTGGCTGTAGAGCATACCCGTCAGGTACTCAATCTGTGAGAGGATGTTGTTCTCGACCGAGCGATTCAACTGCGTAATGTGCTCCGTCGCGTCCGTGTAGGCGATTCCGTACTTCGAACCCGCAAGCTGGTTTTCTATGTCTTTGCGTCGGTTCTCGGCCTGGACTCGCCTGGCGTCGGTCTTGATGGTGTAAGGAAGCTGAATGATAAGGTCTAGCTTTCCTGAGCCCGCCTGCTCGTCAATGTTGTCTAGTAGCGCGAGCTTGTGTACGAGCCGCTGCATCGTAGATGACGGCTCGTTGATGACGGCGTAAAAGGGATTCTCGACGATGGCCACCGCCGACTTAGGCAGAGTAATCTCTTCCCTCTTGCCGCTCCTATCGTTGTATAGTTGGACGCGGACGTGCCGTGGCATCCACTGGACAACCTTGCCTGTTCGCATCGATTCTATGTCGTACGATGTTGACACAGCCGGGTCGATGGTTGTATCGACAGGAACGATGGCTACGTGCCCCTCGTCGAGCATTGACATGACCGCGTCTTGGATGAACGAACGGCTGGACTGGTCAATGTTTGCCTCGATGGTCAGGCATCTATTAAGTCCTGACTTCATGGGGCCAAGGTAACGACCGTCCTCGTCGAGCCTTACGTGCTCGATTCCGATGGAGGCTGCGTCGGTAGCAATCCGGTTGTATACTGCGGTGACGATCGACCGCTCATTACCTCTGGTGAATCGAACCCTATCAGGCCTACTGCTGTCAACAGGACCATTGTACGACCACGAACCTACAGGCTTGTCGTTAATGAACGCATTCCAGCCATGCCTAAGGCGGTCTAGAAAACCCATTTTGAAGTTCCTCCGTGTGTTTGGTAATCACTCGAACGCCTCTCGGTTAAGCTTGTATGCGACGAAGGCGTCCATCATCGCCGCGACGGAGTCGATCTTCGCCTCATAACGCTTCTTAAGGAGCTTCCTGTTTCCGTTGGTGTCCTCGATGGTTATGCAGTTACCCATCGCAAACGTCATGAGCTCCTCATCGAACAAGAGCATCCTCTCCTCGGCCAGCTTCTTCAGCTCGCCTAGCGGGACTGACTCTGTCTTCGAGCCCTGGATGACCTTCTCGACGCCGTAGTCGCCGTTCTCGGCACACCATCGCTCAACGAACTCGCGGGCGTTGTACGGATCGTACCCGAACGTCCTGACGTCGTAGCCCACACGCTCGATGTACATGTCGAGATCGTCGTAGACCTCCATCATGTCGAGAATCGTCCCATTGAGCACAATAAGGCTGCCCTCGTTCATGAACGACTCGTACTTGACGCGCATTGCCGCGTGGAGCTTCGAGAACGTGAGCTCGGAAATGTAGCATCTGGTCTTGATTCCGAACTCTCCGCCTCTCAGTGGGAAGAGGAACGTGAACGCGCAGAAGTCGTTTCCCTGCGAGAGATCCGCGCCCATGGAGCATGGCATCTGCCAGAAGTCGCGCTTCTCGTGAGGGAGCGTCTCCTCGTACGTGAAGTAGTACGTGAAGCCCTCGGTCGGGATGCCGAATCGCTTGGCTAGAATATCGTTCCTAGCAGCAGGAGCGTTCTCGGCTCGCTCGACGTCGAGTTGGTACGTTTCGTACGTGACGGTGTGACCAAGGTTCGGGTTCGCCTTGACCCACATCTCCGGGTTGGCGACCTCTTTAACGTCGTCGAGTCTGTACCACCAGATGGACACATGCGGGTTATAATACTCACCCTTGAGGATGTCCATCAGCTCCATTTTGACGGTGTCGCCCGCGCCGTTTCGGACTGTGCCCTCGGACGACGTCGCGACGATGAGGTAGTCGTCGACCTTGGACGCGCCTTGCTCGATTGCGCCAATTGGGTCTTCTCGGATGTCGCATGATAGCCATTCGTCCACCGTGGCAATCTTGCAACGGAGTCCCTGAAGCTTGTCGATGGACATCGGTCGAATCTCGAGCAGCGAGTTCGTCAGGAAGTTCTCTATACCCTTCTTGGTCGGAGAGAGCTTCTGTCGGTTCGCCTTCGAGCCGGTGGTGTTCTGAAGAGACCCCTCTGTTAGGAACTTGAAGAGCGGCCCCCTCGAGCGGGCGATAGCGGTGCGTATGGAACTTACGACCTCCTCGGCCTGCTTCATGGTCGGGGCCGTCGTAATCTGATGAGTTGTCGTCGTGTCGACGTTCAGGCCGTAGCCTTGTATGAACGAGTCGTACAGTGACTTCGCTGCCCCTCGGCCAATGATGAGGTACTGCTTGTTGGTGAGGCGCTTCTTCACCATCTTGTTGACGTATCGCTTCTGCTTCGGGTCAAAGACGGTTCGCTCTACGAAGTAGTACCACCCGAACACCTGCTCGCCCCACACCTTGAAGGTGTCGAGCATGTGCACGTCGGACCCATCCGTAAGGGTCATCTCTGCTTCGCAATATCTGATCCAGCCCTCGACGGCGTCCGGATCGTAGTAGACACCGGGATTGGCAATAAGCTGGTCGATGCGGTTCATTTCCATCGAGATTTCGCGGTTTACGGGAATCTCGCCGGCCAACACCTTTTCGCGGAAGCGTCCGTAGTACTTCGGCGTGGCCGTGTTCAATAGTCTGCCCACGATCACCTCCGCAAGTATTGCAAGCCCTGTTATGGAAGGCTTTGGCTGACAACAAAGGAAAGGAACAAAGATGAAGGACTACGATTTTGAAAAGTTCTGCACGACGGCTAAGAGGAAGGCCATCTACGCTCGCGACAAGGTAGTTTCCGCAACCAAGAGTGCTGTGAAGTGGGGGTCGGAGAACCCTGAGCTGGCGATGACCGTCATCGGCGCACTGACCGTGTTCACCAATAAGGCGTGGAAGGTCGGGACCGCCATGGCGGAGACTCGCCACCAGAATTCGACGATTTACGACCACTCGCTCGGCATGTACTGGGAGCTCAAGCACCCGCTCACCGCGAACGAGAGGATCATCATCGAGCGTCGCCGTAAGAACGGCGAGAAGTACGGTCAGATTCTCAGTGACATGAGGCTGTTGAAGCGCTAGAAGAATTCCAGAAAGAAGAGGTCTTGCGTAAATACTGCAAAGCCTCTTCTTTTTTTTCTACTTCCTAATCTGGTTGTAGATGGTTAGAGCGCCAACGGCGATTGACATCATGCCAGAGGCATACGTAAGCCCAGTAGCGACGTAATCGATGAACCTCGGCTCCGTCGTTAGGCTCGTGTAGTTGGTCTCCATCTGCAGACGATTATTAATCTGCTGAAGTTCCTTGTCACTGATTTGCGACATCTCTTCCGGCGTCAGCGTCTCGTGATTCTTTGCGTAGCGGTTCCTCCGCCTACTCACGTTTGCCATCTGGTTTACACCGCTTGAGATATCGTTAACGCCGGTTCGAACGCCTTGTGCACGACGCGTGTCGACGGCATCGAGACGCTGCTTCGCGACCGAAAGGTTTTGCTTAGCCTCATCCGAAGCACGGCTAACGCTAGATAGTCGCTGTCTTTCAATCTTGGCATCAACGGAAGCTCGGCTATAGCGCTTCTTGCCAGCCTCGGTAAGAGTTCCGTCTGGATTTTGGAAGCGGCGAACACCCCACTTCATGCCCTTGATACCGTGGTGAGAGAGACAGTATTCCATTGCCCCTCCTTATTCGTCAATGTCTCGTAGTTTCATGTTGCCTACATCGGCAAGAACACCGGCAAGTATCAGCGCGCCAAACACCATGGTCGCTGTGCCGTCAAAGCTGCCAATAGTCATCGTGTCCCCGAGATACTTAGCAGCGACTATACCGGTCAGCCCGAGGTAAGTTGTTGCGAATAATCCTGAGCCTTTCAGTCCATTACTCACTCTTGACTTTGTGTTAACGCTGCTGTCTTCCATACGTGCCGTAGTATAATGTTTCTTACCGGCCTCAGTGAGTGTACCGTCGGGGTTTTGGAAGCGGCGAACACCCCACTTCATGCCCTTGATGCCGTGGTGATACAAGTAGTCTGTCATGAGAGCCTCCATGGGCACGTATCAAACGGCGTTCTATTGACCTCAACGGGAAGCCATTTTGAATCGTTGCCGTAGTGGATTGCGTTGTGGGTGGTCAAGGACACTGTGATGAGGTTGTCCGGGTCGAGAACCTTTGGGTTCCTCTCGAGCAAGTCCTCGATTCGTATCGGCTCGATGTGATGCACCAGAATCTGGCCCTTGATTGGCCACCCATCGACGCCGAGGTCGAAACCGTTGTCCCGCAAGATGACCTGGCGTCGAACGCGCTTCCATTCGTCGGACTGGTAGAGCATCTGGTTGAGGTGTCTATGCCCGCCAAACGTTGAGTGAGCCACGACACCGTCGAGCTTGAGATAGGCTAGCCTCTTCTCGAACGTGTCTAACCTGATTAGCTCCGAGTAGCTTCGCCTATCCATCATAGTACTCGTCCGAGCTGCCGCTGTACGAGCGCATGGCCTGCATTGCCTCCTCGTAGAGCTTCTTGATCTCCTCGTTCGTCGAGTAAGCCTTGACCTTGGCCTTGTCGAGCTCGACTCGCTGGCGGGTCTCCTCCTTCTGGAGGTTCGCGAGCGAAGAGCCAAGGCGGAGGAAGTGAACAATCTCCTGTGCGGAGGCTGTGCCGTTTCGCATGCGCTCCTCTGCGAGGTCCATGGCCAAGGCGATGAGCTGATTCTCGCGAGCATCCGGAGAAATGGCCTTCCTATGCTGAGTAGGCTGTTCTTCTTGAGTCTGCTTCTTCCTGGCCGTGGTTGTCACCTCTTATCATTGCCATTAGTGTCTCTGACGCTCTGGATCAGGCTCACCCATGTATTCCTGATAGATTTGAGCGGCGACGGCGTTTACTGTCTCGGAGTCATCGACGAAGTCAAGTGCATCCTTGATGATTTCGTGGGTGTCGCCCGCTACGACAAGACCGGCAGGAATTGACATCAAGGTTCTGTCAAGAACGTCTCTATATGACGTAGTCTTCATTGTCGAAAAATCCGTTACCGTGAAGTCGCCAGTAGATTCGACAATATTGTCCACTGTCTTTCTTGCGTCATCATACCAACCACTGACAGAGTTGGCGTAGTCGTTTGCCATTCTGCCGGCTTCGGTATTTCGCAAATACTTGGTGCACAATTGTTCTGCGATTTCTTCGGAAACAATTGAAGCGTAGACTGGATCATCTGTCATTCGTGCGCCAGGAGCTTTTTCTCCGTCATCGCCCAACGCTTGTCGCATCATGGCGGCGCCTTCGTCGAGCAGCTCACGATTATCCTTTAGTTTCGGAACTTCTTTCGAAAGAGCATCCCACGTTTCGTTATACCTGGCGCCAATGGAATCTCCTAGTCGATCAAGTCTTGCAGACTCTGCCTGCGTCTTCTTGCTCATGTCAACAAGACCGAGAGAACGGTCAAAGCTGTACGTCCTACCCTTCTTGAGGGGCAAGTCGGCTTGTCGACTGTCGTAGTTTGTACCAAGAGCAAGTTTTCCGCGAACGGTGAGCGATCCATCCGACTTCAAATATCGCTTCTTGCCGGCCTCGGTTAGAGTACCGTCTGGGTTTTGGAAGCGACGAACGCCCCACTTCATGCCCTTAATTCCGTGGTGAGAGATATAAGTTTGCATGCGACTTTATCACCTTCCCACATGGTTCAATTACTTAAACTTCGTCTTTGTAATACTCATAAAGTTCTCGCGACAGCCAGTCGGCGTAGTCTTCGCCGTAATCCCGACGAGTCGTGTACCAAGAATCATTCATGAACCTTTGCATACCAACATCTCCGAACTGTTGTACCATGTGGTCATACAAATAATGACCTTCCGCTTGGGCCAGTCGTCTAGCGGTTCGATTCATGTCCTCAACAGCACGGTCACGTTCTTGTCTTACGTAATCTCCAACAAACGTATGATCATCCTCGTATTTGGACGCCATCTGCTGGAGAGTAGAGGCACGCGTCCAACGGTCGGTATACTCTTTATGCAAAGAGCGACCTTCATCGGTGTCTTCAAAAGACTTACGCGATGCAGACTGTGCTTCATCCATCTGAGACAGCGCGCTAGCTCGCGCCAAAAACTTTTGGTCCTTTCCAGAAGTGTAATCGTCTAGCGATTGTTTACGCGCCAACGCAACGTTCTGTCGCTTGATTTCACGGCGCTCTTCTCTGCTAAGCTTTTGAAGATTGCCGTCGGCGTCAACCCGGTATCTTTTCTTGCCAGCCTCGGTAAGAGTTCCGTCTGGGTTTTGGAAACGACGAACGCCCCACTTCATACCCTTAATTCCGTGGTGAGAAAGGTATCGTTCCATTACTCTCTCCTAGTTTGTCTGATCGGGATCGACAAACACGTTCATCCTCCACTCGAGCTCCTTGACCTCTTCCTTCATAAGGTCGGTGACCGAGGATGTGAGTGACGGGTCAAAGAGCATCTTGACCTTTAGGTACACGTAGGTCTTGACGGCGTTGAGGAGCAGCGTGTTGTCGCTGATGTAATCCGTCCATGTCGTGTATTCGTCGATAGCGAAGCCATCATCCGGACCGACGCCGAGTTCGTGCAGCGTCAGGAACACTGAGTTGATATGGATGAGAATATCGGTGTCGAACTGCGTATACTCCTCCGCGATGCCGAGGAGCTTCTTGACGGATGTGAGAATACCGTCCACCAGTCACCTCCGTATGCGATTGCCTGTCCATGGGTAGAATTGCGAGTGAGCATCGATCGCCAACGAAAGAGTCCAAATATGACGAAGCACAGCATGCGGCATGTATTCCGAGCGGACGTCAAAGACCAGGACGGTGTATGGGACGGCGTTTGGTTCGAGACCGATGAATATACAATGGAGAGCGCCGAGTCTCTGTTCAAGCGGCTCGACGACGGCAACGGGTTCGACTACTACGGCGAGACCTACTCCGACGTCGCCTATCTCGGCGTGTTCAGAGACGACCAGATGCCCAAGACGAACTCTGACTGCGCACAGGCGCTCATAGACCTCGAAGAGGCCGACGAATATAACGGGGAAGTCTTGAGTGTGTATGACGCAGCACTGATTTGGGCCTCCAACGGCAAGGACGAGGACTATATGTTCGGCTATACCGAGGAGGAACTAGAGAACGCCCTCTGATTCGTTGGCAAGTGACGCCCTTTTCGTCAAATTATCAGCGGAACTTGGCACGTTTGCGTCGAAACCAACGCTGTTCTGGGGTACTTCCACTGCCGACTTTTGGACAGTTTTACGAAAAATCTCCCCCGGAGAATTTTTCAAGACCGCCGCGAAGTCGGAGGGGGCCCAAAATTTTAGACCCCCTCCCCTGTGGGTCAGTGGTGTGCGTCTCTAGCCACTTCAAATAAGAAACGAATGGATTGCGTTTCATCTTTCTCGAAGAACATGATTTGTTTCTTGATCTGAGAAAACGCACTCGTTAAACGAAATTGTCACTTTCCGCTGGCTTCTCAATTCTTTTGTAAATGTTAAAAGGATCAAGCGCAATGATTCGAGTGATCGCATCGTTAATCACAGTTGCGTTTTCTTCATCTGAAAGAGCATCAGAAGTTCTTGCGAAACGGGCCAAAAGACCACAAGTGCCGTAGCCGCTCATTTCATCATACATGTACCATGCGTCGAACTGGTCGTAAGGATCAAATGGGTTGTCGATTGTGGTCAGATAGTACCTGTGACGTTCTGTTTGTGCTTGCTCAGGCATGCGACCTCCAATCATTCGCCCTTGATAACATTGCTTACAGTGGTTGTTGAGACGCCAAGTGCTTCCGCAATCTCTGCCAGCGTGTAATTAGATGACGAATACATCGTACGAATCTTGGACTTCTTGGCTGAACTTAGCTCGGCAGTGGCTCTGGGGGTAGCCCTCTGGCGTAGGGGATCGGGGTCGGAGTAGTCCAGCACGCGTTCCAACAGCGTGCTCGAAACGGCGCCGCTCTGAATGGCCTCCCATTCGCGATCGGTGACCACGATGCGAGCCTCCTTGGCATTCGACCCAACCTCGGCCCTCGCACGCCCGAGCTCTCGCGCCTTGAGTTTCTTGTACTCCGACTTCGGCATGTCGTCGTTTGCTTCTTTTGCAGCCTTCGCTCTGGAGTTCGCGAGCACCAGCGCCTGCCTTTCCCGGGGGGCGTTGAGCTCTGCTAGCCGCACCGCTCTCTTAAGCGAGGCGACCTCGTCAGAATACTCTTGGGCCGCATCTTTGTCCTGACGGGGGCGGGGGGTTTCCATGTACAGCTTGCGGGCCTGGTTAGCAAGCGACTTCAGATGATTGGCATAATCCGCATAGATTTCCTCTTTGGGGAACCCGAGCGACAGCGTATGCGCGTCGGTTGTGTTCTCCATTTGGGTAATCTTCTTTGTGGCTAAGACGGTCTCACCCTTGTCGTTGACATATGTACGACCAGTCTGCTTTCCAGTCCAGTCCAATTGTCCCGTCTTGGGGTCGATGTGCGGGTTACCCCTTGTCTCTGGTACATGCACGTCAGACTTTGCGCGCGAGAAGATCGTTGCGGCGCCCTCGGTGTAATTGCCGTCGCTATCCGTTCTGCCCTGGTAGTCTCTCTTCAACGCGGCGATGTTATTGTCTCTAAAGCTCGCCTGGTAGTCTAGCTTATGCTTCTCCGCATCAATCACGACGAGAGCGTGGCGTACAGCGCGTACCAACTCGTCGTCTGAAGCTCCCTGAATGGTCATGTCGGTAATCAGGTTGGTGATACGGCCCATCTCGTTCTGAGTCGTCTCGTGCTTCATCGGCTTGATTGGCTTTCCGTTCTTACCGATGTACTCGTAGACTTCGTTTCCGTCTGCGTCAGTCTTTCCTGTCGGCCGCTTGACAGTAGCATACTCGGCCTTAGGGTCGAAACCGTTAAGCCCATCAAGCTGGGGCCTTGAGGTTATTCGGGTCGCAGGGTTATTGCCGACAGGGACAACAATGACTGTGTCTCCGTCAAAGTCGGCTCCTGACAGTCTGTCGGCAACGTTCTTGTTGATGGCGCATGCGTCTTCGACATTTCCGAGCATGGCCTTAAGCTTCGGGTTCTTGTTGTTGACCGTGCATATAGGAATCTCAAACGTTCCCTGATGCGGGAAACGAATAAGTGCGACCTGTTCGCCATTCTTATGCGTTGGGTCGTACACCTCGTTGTCCTTGAGCTCCGTCGTAGGAAGAAGAACCTTCCATTTTTGCCCAGGCAGAGAGGCGCCTTTCATGTGGATTGCGTCAGAGTCGCACTGATCCGCGAATTCTAGTAGAAAGTGCCTCTTTACGATGGGGTTCGTAAGAGCACTAATCTCGTCAAATTCCGTTTGATGGTCGACATATGCCGCCGTCAGCTGTTGCTTGATGAGGGCAACGCTCTGTTTGGCAAGGAACTGATGCGGGAGGCTCTTCTCCCACTGATTCCACTCGCCTTCCTCACGAATCTTGTTGATTGGAGAAAGATGCTGTTTTCCGTCAGCCCCAGTGTAGAAACTCTGACCGTCTTCCTTGATGAGAGCCCCGAATGGATTATTGGGGTCCTTCTTGAGCTCCTTCATCGCGTCCATCTTCGGAACAGTTTTTGACTTGTTAGAGTTGAAGATAATGTCACACCCGTTGGGGAAGTCTTTTGGATCACCGTAGACTGCCATACCCTTTAGGTAGTGTGTTCCGTCGACGGCGATTCGTACCTGAGCATATGTGCTCGCCCCGAGGTTGAGATCAGCAACGCCCGGCCTCAACTCGATGAGACCGTCTTTGGCAGTTCCGCCCTCCTCGGCGTACCTGACGTAGACTCTGTCTGATGAGACCGACTCTGGGGGAAGAACGACGGGTTTCCTAATTCCGCCTTCACCGTCAGACACCGTGTAGTCAACAACCGAGTGTATGTCTCCGGCATCTCTCAACTTGTAAGCATCAGCGTACGTAGTACCGGGAGGGCACACGATCTTGAGCGGCGTCTGACGGCCAGGGTTTGTCAGCTGAGACAAGCCAATTGAATATACTTCATAGCCTTCCTGTCGCAAAGCCTCTAGTGACTTGTCGAGAGACTCTTGCGTGATGTGAAGCTCGTGTTCAACTCCTCGGCCGACGTCAATGGCGCCCTTCTCGTCGACAAGGTTCCTGAGCTCCCTCGCAATTCTGAGAACCTTAGTGCGCTTATCGTAATCCGAGCCAAGAAGATATCTTACGTTTGAGTCGCTAGAAAGGCCAAGTCTGTCCGCAATCTCCTGATAGGTCGCTCCCTCGTCACGCATCCTTGTGGCAATTGCATATTGTTCCTCAAAGATGCGTGCCTTCGCAACAGCAGTCTTGTCTCTAAGTACGCTGGTGGAGGGCTTGCCAGTACGTGGATTGACAAAGCCAAGAACCTCGCAAATCTGAGTGTCCTTCATTCCTGACTTGCGAAGTTCTTCGACCCTCTTCGTCAGCGTATAGTCCTCGTGCTGGTACGGGTTCTTACCAGACCCTTGACGATACCTGCCGGACCCATGTGGGTCGCCGTCATACATTTGCGGGGTGCCATAGTGAAATATAAATGCGTCATCATACTCGTCAAACGCCTCGCCAAATTCGTCAAACGCCATAACTAGACCTCCGGTATCTCGTCAATGCTCCTCAAGCGATCAGTGAAATATACGATCCTGTCCATGATTGGCGAGATGTCGTCACCCGTGGCGTCCATTCCAACGATTTCGTTGTTCTGGTAGATGCGCAGGAGCATCGAAATATCATAGGGATCCTCGTCGTACTCGAGACAGAACAAGGCAGCGTATATCTGAAGCTGCTCGATGTGAGCCGGAGTCACGCCAGTCTTTAGGTCATGAATACGCAGAACCTTGTTCCTGAACCCGATGGCGTCTGCAGTTCCGAACGCGTAAGGCGAGTAGTAGAGCACGACCTCTGGCGACATGCCGTATCCGATAGCGTCATTGACGTACATGTTGTATGTCGTCTTGCTCTTCGGCCTCTTCACACCGTACTTGAGGCCAAACAGAATATCACTTGCTGCGTGCGCGTGAATTTCTGTGCCTCGCTGGGCGGCGTCCCAGTTCATGAACACCGACTCGAGCTTCTCGTCGTCGTAGTTCAGCCAGCTCGTCTTGCTTGGACTGAGGAACGAGTGCTTTCCCTCCAAGTTTGAATGATTGTTCCAGATCATTCAGGACCGCCTCCTTATTCTCTGGGAATATAAACCTCGCGAAACCTCCCATCTCGTTTGCGTGGTCCACGTACCACTGCTGGTTTGGCTGCACAGATTCGTGCGCGGACTTCTTGCATTCGAGAAGGGCGTACCGACTGCCGTAGAGGACGGTCAGGTCGGGGATTCCCTGAAGATATCCAGAGTCGTTCTTCATAACGATGCACCCGTGGAAACGGCGCTTCAACTCTTTGATCAAGTCAGACTGAAAACTGTTTTCCAGCTTCACGGAACGGCTCCTTGTCTAGGAAGCGAAAATATAAAAGGAAAGGACAAACCCTTCCTCCCCTAAAAGGGC